CAGCATCTGTTGATGTTGTAGTTAAAATTCTTGTATCTGATGTTCCGATATTTCTACTAAACTGTCTTGTGAAACTTTGTGCCATAATTTTATAATACCATTCCCATTGCCATAACAAAAGCCGTAGTTGCTCCTCCCGCAGAACCAAAAGTTACTGAACCACTACCATCAGTTTTAAGAACTTGGTCAGCTGATCCATCTGAGGTTGGAAGCGTGTAAGCTCCATTTACATTTAAAGTACCTGTTGTTTGTATACCTGTTGCTATTGTTTCTAATTTTTTGGCATTTGTTGCGTTGTGGTAAATTTCAGTAGCTCCTCCTTGATTACCAGCTAAAAATCTATTTCCACCTGCAGAATCTGTAAGTTGTAAAGGGCCTTGTCCTGAAGAACCTCCTCTTATATAAAAGGCTCCTACATCTCCTCCGTCAAAATAAGAATTAGAACCATCGTGAAATAGCTGAATATCGTTTCCAGTTCCTAATTGTATTTTTTCATCATCAGCAAAATTAGTGTTATCGCTAGCATCTTTAATTACAGATTTAGCAGCGGGAAGAGTACAAAATACATCTTTAGTGCCTGCTGAAAAATTTACTGCAGCATCACTATTTGATGATGATATAATTGTGTCTCTTGATAAAGTATCTGTTGCAGCATCTGTTACAGTTCCAAGACCAACTTCAAATTCACCCGTGCCTGTATTTACAATTGCGTAGTAAGTTGTATTACTATTACCAATACCTGCAACGAATCCTTCAAAATCCTGTACCGCTCCAGCAAGGTTTAAAGTACCTGTGCCAGTAGTTGCACTAGTTTCTTTTACTCTATCATTAACAACAAGTGCCATTTACTTTCCTTATGTTAATCTTAATATTGCAGCAGATGTTGTAAATGCAGGGAACTGAATTGTAAATGTTCCTGCAGTTGCAGTTTTATCGCCACCAAAATCTAAAACACAAACAGCATCAGTAGTACCTGAACCACCGTCAGTTGTTGTATTATAAATTAAAGCTCCTCTAGCTGTTAATGTTACTCCTGTAAAAGATAGATCAGCAAAGTCAGTAATTGCTATTGCTGAAGATACTTTTACTCCTTGATTAACAAGTGCTTTACCACCTGCAGTGTATCCTGAAGAAGTAACTTCAGTATTAGATCCACCACCTGGGTTTGTTGCATAGTTTTCTGTTGAAGCACCTAAAGTTGCTGATGATGTGTACATCGCTAATTTATATGTATCTGTTGATGCATCAAAATCGTGTTTTCCTTGAAGTAATTCTTTTTTAAAAGAATTACAAATTGCGTTAGTTGTTATAGCCATAATAGTTCTCCTTTAATTTTTTATGGTGATGGTGAAGGTACTTGAACTCTTGGTACCCCATCATCGTATTCTGCTCGTCTTCTTCTCCCCATTTGTTGGAGAGCAAAATTCTGTACTCCTTCAGTATACTTGCTTTTATAAAGATTGTACATATCCATTGGTCCTTTTAAAAAACCATAAGCTTCTGTAAGGACTCCATCTAAAAGCATACCTTGTTGGTATTCTGATAAATAAGTTGTACTAGTTGAGGTAAAGCTAGGAGGAGTAATAATGTAGTTTAACTGTACTGCATATGCCTGATCGGGAGTAGGTGCAACTACAATTGAAGATTCATCCCAGTTAGCGTAATATTTTGGAAGTCCTGTAGCACCACTTCCGTTAAATTCTGTTATAAAACTAGTATCTCTTTTTTCCATAAAAGTTCTAGTTCCAGATTGATCAGTTGTACTAAATACTTGTAAAGATCTAATAATTAAAAAATCGGCTGGTGTAACTAAATATCTTTTATTTGCAGTAAATGATGATGTTGCATATTTTCTTGTATCATCATAATCAACTTTACCCGCAACATCTAATTCTACATTTCTAATAAATTGTCCTATAATAATATCAGTTAAAACATTACTATCTACTTCAGTAAAGTTTCTTACTTGTGTTAAAAAATCTGAATAACTTATAGCCATTATGTAATACTCACTGTTACGGTTCCTGTTGTCATAATTAATTTTCTTCTTCTATTTTGCAAAGAAGGGTCAGCTGGTTTCATAGTGCTTATTACAACACCAGCACTTGTTAAAACACTTGCAGGTTGAGCTGTGATAAAAGCAAAATTACCGGGAAGAGTTAAGTTAGCCACACCGACCATTGTACCTCCAGAATTTGATTTTGTATTATCGTTACTAGCAACTGTTTGTGGTTGTTGAAATTTCTGTGATCTTGTGTTTTGTAAAGCTATTGCATCCGCACTAGTATGTCTTCTACGTATTTGTGGATGTTTAGGTTCAAATTCTGAATAATGAACTAGAGAACCATTCCATTCTTTTACCATTTCAGTGTAAGGAAATGCCATACCTGATCTATCTGATATTGCTTGTGATCTTTTACCTGTTGCCCATTTTGCCATTATTAAACTCCATTAGTATAAAATGATTGAGGAGTAATATAAGTTGAAGCTCTTTGACCATCTTCATCTAATGCTCTCTTCAATTGATCTTCATAAATTAATTTATTTTGCTGTACAAGTGTCGGTGCGTTCTTCATTGCTAAGTAGTAAGCAAGTCCTGCAACCATACAAGGTAAAAATCTAAATACCACATCAGCATCGTTTGTGTAAGCTCCCGCATCTTGAATTCTTTTAATTACGTAATATTTTAAAGTGGTGTATGTAATTAAGTTAGGTGCTTGATATAAATATATTTTAGGAATTTCTTGTCTATCCACATAATACTGTGATGGTTGACCTACAGCTAATTTATTAGGAAGAGCAGAATAAGCAGATCTATCAATTTTTGTTAAAGCAACATCTTGTGTGTTAGCTGTGTTTGCACCTGCTGCAGTTGTAGATACAAAAGCCTCAAGAACATCACTTACAGCTGCGTCTACAGCATATTCAGCTTGACCAGAAACTAATGCGTTTTCATGTAAAGCTACTTTCCAAAGATGAATTCCTCTATTTGCCCATTCTGCAAATAATAAATTAAGACTAGTTCTTGCTGATCTAAGACTGTGACCACTAGTTGTAGCCATTCCACATCTTTCATAAGCCTCTTGTATGATTTCTTCTATAGATAAATCAAATGTCGTAGTCCCTGAAGTTGCCATTAATATCCTTTTTACGGTTGTACAATTTCTTGGATTGTATCACTTTTTGACTAAACTTTGAAGACCTTAGGTTTTTTGCTATTAAATTTCTTTTTAACTTGAATTTTTTTCTTTTTTTCACCTCTAGCACCCCTTAACTTGCCATCTATTTGTGCAGATATCTGTCCTCGTCCTATCGCCATTATACTAAATCCTTAGCCTTCCCTATTATTGGTTTGTATTTAGTTTTACCTTCTGATTTATACACATGCATAAACTGTCTTCTAGGTTGATAAGGTATATAACTTGCATGAATCCATCCAGAGTTAGGTTCTCCTGGAGTGTAGAATTCTAAAAGCAATTGATCTGTTTCACAGTTCATATGGACCCAATCAGCTACCTCAGCGTTATCAACTCCTATACATTCGAAATCAACCGCCTCAGCTTTTGCATGCTGCGATTTTTCTGAACTACCAATGGCCTTGCAAAGCTCAATTGTACGGAACCCTGAAGTCACTTTAACTCTTCCGAAATGGTCACGTACGGGTTGTAATACATTATCACATAAATCTTTTAATTTTTCTATTTGATCTGCGTTAGGGTTGTTATCAATACCTAAACGTATGGCTGTATCTGATTTGATCAACTCTTGAAGAGTAAAGTTTTGAGAAAGGTTCATTCTTGTATAATTTTTTTGATTGCTTTAGATCCGTCTATATTTTCTTCAAGTTCAACTTTTACTTTTCCGCATTTGTATTGAATATTATCATTTGCTGTACGTTCCGCAACTCTTTTTCCTTTTAAACAATCTGACATAGCAGGTTGTATTCTGTGTTCTGTAAGAACACCACCTATAAACATACAAAGAGCTACTACGCTACTGATGACCGTTTCCATTTGCTCTTACCTTATCTTTTAATTCTTCAACATCTTCCAATGCTTTGTCTAATTGTGTTTTTAAAAATTCTATATTAACTTTGTTTGTCATATTCATTTCTTGAGTAGATTGTAATTTCTCTACGGTCTTGTAAAGATCTTCCAATAAAAAATGTTGCTCCTGGTCCGTGGGCACTTGTTC